CTCCAGCGGGACACCGACGCCGGCGCCAGCAGCATGGTCGCCTTCTTCAGGGCGTCGATGCTCTTGCCGCCGGCGTCGGTGTCCCGCTGGAGCTGGGAGAGCTGGTTGCCCGCGTTCGTCGTGAACGAGTTGAGCGAGTTGCCCGCGTCCCGCGTCGCGTCGCGGATCCGGTTCCGCAGCTGGGTGGCGTGCTGTCCGACGTTGTCGAAGATGTGGCTGAGTGCGTCCTGCCCGGTGAGCAGGAAGTTCATCGACGGCATGACTTATCCACCGCCTTCCGCCTGGATTGCTGCCTGGTGGTGATCGATCCAGGCGGTGAGGTTGTAGAAGTCTCGGACGGTCAGCCCGTCAACGACTCCGGGTGGGTAGTGGAGGACGTATCCGAAGAGGGCGAGATAGGCGTCTCGGGCGTAGGCGATGTCGGGCTCGGGCTCGGGTCCTGAGCTGTCTCCGCCGGCGCCCCGGCCTCCTCGGGCGCGTCCTGCGGGTCCTCTTTTGGGGCCGCCGTCTTCTCCGCGACCAGGGCGCGCGCGTGCTCGGGGTCGGCGGCGACGTCGGGCAGATCCATGAGGACGATCTCGGCGAACTTCTCCGGGGTCACGTCCGGGTCGCTGTCGGGTCCGAAGGAGGTCCACATGCGGTCGAGCCAGGCAGCGACCTCTTGCTTGTCCATGCGTGTGACCATCTCGGTCACGCCGGGGTCGAAGTCCCCGTAGCGCAGGTCCGGCTGGCGGCGCTTCTTGAGGACCCAGACGATGCCCCGCATCGCGTCCAGGTCGTCCCGCTCCAGACCCTTCTGGATCTCCCCCCACTTCATATCGACCGTGCGCTGCACGATCGAGGCCTCCGACACCACCAGCGTGGTGGCGTCGTACTGTTCGGGCTCGCCGTCCTTCGGCGTGTAGACAACGATCATCGGATGCTCCTATTCCAGATGACGTCGCACGTCATCGACGACGCGCTCGATCTCTCGGGTGATGCGTGGCTGGTGGGCGCGCACGGTCTGGTCCCACCACAGCGGCGTCGTGTTCTGCTGCGCCCAGCGGCGTCTGTTCGCGAACACGGGGTGCCGCAGCCGGCCTTCGTTGAGCCGGTTCACCAGGCCCACCGGGATGTCGGCCGGCAGGCGTGACTTGTCCAGCCAGACCCGGGCGCCCGGACTGCCACCGGTCCGCACCGAGATGCGGACGGCCTCGGCGATAGTTGCCCGCAGCGGACGGGTCGTCGGCGACGGGCCGCCCCGCTTACCCGAACCCCTCCCCTGGGAGGTGATGTTCAGGCCGCGGATCGTGTCCTGCAGATCGTTGCGGAGCGGCTCGGCCGCGCGGCGTATGCGCCGGTGGAAGCTGCTGCGGATGTTCTCGTGACCGGCCCGGCGTAGCTTGGCTGACAGCTCGAGCAGCTGGCCGGTGCCGGTCACGCGGAGGTCCCGCACCATGAGCTCACCTCACAGCGCGGTGTCGGTGCTCTGGTACTCGATGCGCGGCTGGTTGGTCCCGTCGAAGAGGCCGACGAAGCTGAAGCTCGGCTTCACGACGCCGAAGCCGTCGACGACCGGCGGGCCTTCGTCGAGCTTGATCGAGGGCAGGACCACGCGGAACGTCTCGTCATACGTCGACGCGATGTTGGGGCCGATGAACTCCCACACGAGCGATGTGCCGGCGTCGCTGGTGTGGAGGTCGTCGAGGGTGGTGTGGGTGTAGTCCGTCTCGAGCGTGCCGCTGATCTTCACCTGATCGTTTTCGATCGGCTCCTTCTTCAGCCCGGCCTGTCCGGCGTAGTACCTCTCGACGTCCTGCGGGCGCTCGATCTTGACGCTGACCTTGCGGATGCCGTCGAGGGCCGTCTCCGAGGCGTATGTGCCGCTCTTGACCGCCATCTGCCCGAAGTGGAACGGCGCCATGCTCGTGTACGAGGCGACTGCCAGCGTCTGGGTCTCGTCGCAGTCCTTGCCGTCGATCTCGAACGTGGCCATCAGCATGCCGGGGGACTCGCAGCTGAACTCAGCCGAGACGATCTTGCAGCCGATGAAGGTTTTGTCCGTGACGGTGCCGGACGTGAGCGGCACGCCCTTCTGGATCGTGAGCGACTTGCCCGCCACCGAGGCAAGGGTGTGCGTCTGCATGTAGGCGGCCGTCACACCCTGCTGCACCGGGGTCACCGACGTACCCATGAGCCCCTGAAGCAGGATGCCCATGGCCTTGTTGGTGACCTCCATGTCGATGCTGCCCGCGGCCGCCTTCCGCGTCAGCACACGACGCGATGCGTGCGGCAGAAGACGGCCGGCCGCGATGCCCGCCGACTGCGCGGTCGACTTCTTGAGCTGAAGGCTTTCCTTCGTGAACTCGATGAACTTCGTGGGCGCCTGGAACGCGCCGTAGCTGCTCTCGGACGCGATGCCGAGCTGGGCGCCGAGCCCGGATCCGATCGCCATGGATCAGTCCTCCTTCTGCGACGCCTTGGCCGCGGTCTTCTTGGCCGGAGCCGACTTGGCTGGCGGCTCCTCGACGGCCTCCCAGTTCGCGGACTGGCAGACGTAGCCCTCGAACCTCTCGTCCGGTACCTCGACCACCTCGTCCGGGTGGACGACACGCTCGAGGCCGAGCTCGGGCACGGTCACCGGTTCCGCGCCCAGGTAGCGCACACGCGCCATGGGTCTCTCCCTCTCAGATCCGGGCGTGGCAGGTCACCGTGAAGCCCAGCGCGGCCCGTGCGCCCTGGTCGGTGAAGAACTGGCGCAGTACGCCATTGGTCAGGTGCGCCCACAGCACCGCGTCGTTGAGTGTCGGTGCGGTCGGGTTCGGGCCGGACGCGCGGATTGCGTCCTCGAGGACGCCGAGCAGTTCGAAGGCCCGGGCCCGCACGATGCTGATCTCCCGGTCGCCGGTCCACACGTCGATGACGCCGTGGATGGCGAAGTCCTCGTCCCTGGTTCTGGCGCCGGCGCCGTTGAAGGACTGGGCGATCTCTACGGCCTGGTCGCCTTCTGCCGACCAGCCCACCGCGATCACGTCGTCCTGGGAGATGTCCTCGGCGGGCGGCCCGTCGAGGATGTGGACGCCCTTCTGGAGCTCAGGCCGGGCGCGGAGGATCGCGAGCAGCTGCGTGATCGCGTTCGGTACAGCGGAGGTCGCCATCACGCCATCCCTGGTCCGATGTTGTCTGGGTCGAGGAGCTGGAGCGCGCGGTTGGGGATCGCGTAGCCGAGGCCGGGGATGGGTTCGGTGACGTCGAAGTCGCCGGTGCCGAGCTGCTGGCGCCCGGGCCCGGTCTGGGTGCGCCACAGGTGTTGGAGGATCAGCTCGGTGGCAACCGCGATGTTCTCGGGGATGATGCGCCGCCCCGCGCTGTAGGTGACGCGCAGCGGGCCGTACAGCCGTCCGCCGTCCTTGCGCCGGACGACGCCGCTCGCCGGGTCCAGGTCCAGGCCCGCCACGTCGTAGGACGTGCCGCCGTCCAGCACGGCCGCCACCGACACCAGCGCGAGCGCCGGCATCTTGTGCAGCGCGAGCGCCTCGACCTGGCCCACGTTGTGGGTCTCGGTGACCGTACGGACCGCGACGGGGCCGACGAACCACTCCACGCACCGGGTGGTGGCGCCGATCTTCCGGCGTACCTCCTCGTCCTGCGATGTGCCGGTGATTTTCAGATGGTTCTTCGCGTCCGCCAGCGAGATCACCCAGGTCGGTGCCGCCTCGCGTACGTCGAGGACGTCGACGTACGCGCCCGCGTTGACGCCGATGGCCACCCACCGCACGACGTGCCGGCCGGCCTGCACCGTCGGGAAGTCGTAGGCGTAGGTGCCGGTCGAGACCGGCACCACCGGGGATACGACGATCGGGGTCCCGTCCGGCTGCGTGATGGTGAGCGCCATCGAGCCGGCATTCGCCAGGTCCCCGTTCGCGTCGCGGACGGTCGTGCCGAGCGGGACCACGTCACCGAGGTCGTAGCTCACGTCAGCCTCCTCTCACCGTCGAAGTCGTGCGCCAGTTGGGGCCCGGCCCGGCGTGGCCACGCTGGAGCGGGCGCAGCCCGCCGGGCCGGACGATGTTGAGGTGAGAGAGCTCGGCGTAGTCCGCGGCGCCCGCGTCACGGTGCGCCTCGAACAGCAGCGACAGATCGTCGTGCGCGGCCCACGACGGGGCTGTGTCCGTGCGCAGCACCGTCCAGGCCCGGCCGTCCGGCGAGGCCTCCCAGTGCAGCGTGGCGGCGTCCGCACGCAGCCTCAGCCACGCGTGTGCGGCCGCGTCGTAGGCGGGGAAGGCGGCGCCGTCGTCGGCGTAGCCCTCCCGCAGGTAGAGACCCATCGCGCCCTGAGCCCGGTCCACCAGGAAGCCCGCGTCCCTGCCGCCCACGTCGGACAGCACGAGCAGCGAACATGCCGCCGTCGTTCCCCCGCCGGCGGCCGGCGGGTACACCCGGGCGGACACCTGCGCCCACGACAGGGTGTAGACGCTCGCCGTACGGGCGCCCGCATATCCAGTCGTGCACGGCACCCTGAGGCGGCCGCCCTGCTCGACTGGATCGCCGTAGGACTGCGACCACAGTGCCGGGTCCAGGACGCCGTCATCGAATCGGTCGGACAACATCCCGAAGCCTGGCACCGGGTCGCCCTCCTACCAGCTGCGGGTCTCGGGCGCCTCGGCTCCGCCACCGCCGCGGGAGTAGTCGGCCGCCTTCTCCGCATCGAGCTGGCTGCCTCCCTCGGCTGCATCCCGGAGCCGTGCCGCCTCCAGGACCTGCTCACGGTTCTTCGCGATCCCCGCCCGGTTCTCACCCTCACTGGCCTCGACCTCGAGCACGCGCAGCGCCTCCTGCTCTCCGACGGTGTCCAAGTAGGCGAGGACCTCCTTGTTGGTGTGCTCGCGCGGATCGAACGGCGTGGGCACCTCGGCCTCCTGCTCGGGGTCCTCGTTCTCGAGGTCCGCCGGATCCGCAGGCGCCTGGTCGCCGTCGGCGGCCGCCGCGGCCGGCAGACGTACGGTCACCGACCAGCGCACCCACTGCTGCCCGTCATCGGCACCGGCCGGCGGCTCAGCCGCCTCGACCGTGGCGTCGATGACCTCGAGCTCCTGGCCGTCCGCACCGACCACCACCGGCGGCAGGTGCGACGCCGCCGGGTCCGCCTCGCCAGGCACACGGCCGTCGCCGTCGACGAGGACGGCGCGGTGCCCGTCAGCCCACGAGGCGGCTTCCTCTTCGCTCACGTCTACGACGTCGCCGGGGGCCCACGAGAAGTCGGCCCCGGCGATCGCCTCCAACACCCTGATGCGCGCCATCAGTTGCGGACCACCGGGGCAACGCGCGGGTTGGACAGCACGACCTGCGCGCCGTACAGGCCACCGGTCGTGGCCGTCGCCACCGTGACCGCGACGCGCACGTACCGCTTGCTGCCCTTGTAGCCGAGCTCGTACACGGTCTCGTCCGTGCTCGAGGTGACCGCGGGCTCGGTGCCCTGCAAGTCCGCGTCGGCCACGGCCGCCCAGCTGGAGTTGTCGTCCGAGTGCTGTACCTCGAAGGTGTGCGTTCCGTCGGTGACCGTGCCGACCGAGATGACGACGAGGGCGTCCTGGAACATCGAGGAGTCCTCGGCCCGGTCCACCGTCGTGCCGTTCCCGGACGCCGTACGCGCGGCAGGCGTCAGGGTGTTCTTCACGAGCAGGTTGCTGTACGCGTCCCTCACGACGCGCTCCCTTCTGCGAGAGGGCCCGGGGGAAAGTCCCCCGGGCCCGGGGTGAGTGGATGCGTCAGCTCGCGGCGTGCTGGTACAGACGGACCGCCGACGAGTCCTGGATCATGCCGTCCATGCGGGAGAACCCGAGGAACGCGACCTGGAGGTACTCGGCGTACCGCTCGACCAGGCGCAGCGTCTGGACCTGCTGCACCTGCCGGATGACGTAGCCGGCCTTGAAGTCACCGAACGCGATGGTCTTCGCGCTGGCGGCCGGCGTCGGCATCGAGTTGTCGAGGGTGTACTCGAAGCCGTTGATGGTGGCCGGGAACCCCGGGGCGGGGATCGGCACCCACAGCGGGCGCTGCTGGGAGTCCTTCAGCTTGCGGATCACCTTCAGCGTCGCGTCGTGCATCAGGTACCGGCCGTTGGGCCGGTAGGCGCTGTCGACGCTGTGCTCGAGGTCGATCATGTCGTCGTAGATGACCGACGTGGTCTGGCCGTTCGCACCCTGCTTGCCGACCACGGCGCTGGTGGTCAGGCCCTCGGGCTGGTCGACACCCGTACCGGTGGTGAACGCCCGGGCTGCGCGGCGGCCGATGCGCTCGCCCAGCTTCCGCGGCACCCACTGCTCGAGGTTGAACGCACTGTCCTGCAGCAGCGACATGGACAGCTTGACCTGCTTGGAGCTGAAGATGTACGCCTTCAGCGTCCGCCCGCCCACGCCGAGGTCCTGCTCTCCGGCGGGCTGGTTCTCGCCGAGCAGCTCACCCTCGTTGCCGGTGTCGTCGTTGGTCGGCCACTTCAGGTCGGCGCCCGTCGACGTGGGGACGATGTCCGCCAGGGCGAGGAGTCCGCCGAAGGCCTTCATCGTCTCGGTCATGATGTTGCGGAACTCGTCCGGCACGGTGAACCCGCCGGCGCTGTCGATGCCTGCGCCCATGGCACGGAGGTCGACCTCGTTGTCCATCATCAGGTTGCGCTGGTCCGGGGTGAGCCGGTCCATGCCGCCCCGCAGGTAAATCCCGAACGCCTCGTTGTAGCGGCGGGCCTGCTCCTCGGCGTTGGTGCCGCGGCCCTCACCGTTGGGCTCGCCGCTGGTGGTGATGATCTGGCTGCGGTCGACGTTCTGCAGCTGGGACATGCGGTTGAGGCGGTCGATGTCACCGGAGATGACGGTGAGCCGCTCCTCGGCCTCGTCCCAGTTCTGCCGCTCCTCGGCGGTCAGGTCACGGTTCTCGGCCTCCGCGGCGGCCTGGATGTCCTGCATCCGCTTCCACACGGTGTTCTGCTCTTCGACGAGCCGCCTGAGCTGCACGCTCATGCTCGGTTCCTTTCAGGCATGGCGAAGGCCCCACACCAGGGATGCGGGGCCGTCGGGTGAGTACGGGTTACGAGCGGGCCTTGGGCAGCCCGTAGCGGGCGGCCAGACCCTTCATGCGGAGGGCGCGCGCGTCGAGGTCGCTCCGAGTGGTCACTGCCGGCTCGGTGGCGGCCGGGGCCGCGGCGGGCTCCGGTGTGCTGGTCTCGCGAGTGGACTCACCCGGCTCGCTGTGCGCAGCGTTCAGTTCTGGCGCCTTGATCCCGGCATCCTTCAGGTGCCGGGCCAGGTGCTTGTAGACCGCCTGGCGGTCCTCCTCGGGGATCGTGGTCCCACCGCGGGCGCCGTTGAGGACGCCGATCCCGGTGGTGCACGCGACGGTCGAGGCCGCGCCCACGTTCCCGTCCATGTCGACAAAGTGGTGGATGAAGCGGTACGAGGCCTTCGCGTCGGCGGCGCCGACCGGGTCCACCCAGGCGTGCGCCATCCGCAGCGCAGCCTCCTCGCTGGGGAGATCCTTCGAGTTCGCCGGCCCGTCCCAGGCCGAGTCCGAGGTGTCGGTGGAGTGCGCGGCCAGCGCCCCGCGCTCCTCGAGGGCGGCGTCCTGCCGCGTGTCGCCCTCTGCCGCCCGGCCGGCGGGTGCGGCATCTCCTGCCGGTGCCTTGTCGCCGACCAGCTGGAGCAGGTCGCGCAGCTCCGGCCGGTAGCGGGCGCGCTGCTCGATGGCCGCCGGGTCGCCGCGCTGTACGAGCGCGGAGGCGACGCTGGCGAGCTCGGCCTCGGTGTCCTCGTAGGCGGGGAAGGTGACTGCGCTGACCTCGATCAGCCGCACCTCGAGGATGCGCCGCACCTCAACCTCGGCCGGGCCCTCGGACGTGTCGATGGTCTCGGTCGACCACTGGTCCTTCAGGACGTAGAACCCGAACGACATGCCGGTGATGTTCCCGTTGCGGACGTTGGCACGCAGGTCGTTGACGTACGACAGCTCGGTATCGAGCGCCGAGTCGACCGGCAGACCCAACGCGTCCTCGGCCAGGTCCAGCGTGCCGGCCGAGACCCGGGACACGACGTAGTAGGAGTCGTGGTCGACCAGGAACCGGGCGTTCACCAAGAC